CACCGCGCCGCGAGTTGCCAGCACATCGGCGGGCCACTGCCACTGGTTGTCGGGCGAGCCGCCGTAGAACCGCAGGTCGTCTAGCTCGTCCTCACGCGATTCAGACAACGCAGAAATTGCCATGTCAAGGCGACTGCGTGCCGTCGATAGCACCTCGGAGTCGCTTTGGTCCTTGGCCGAGCCGCCGTCACTAACTGCGCCAGCAGCGGCAATTCCTGTGTAGTCTTGGGGCATGATTACTTAATCTTGCCCAAAACCTTGGCAACCGTCGCCTTGACGTTGACGCTGCCGTCGTTCTTGCCGCTATACGACGCCATGTGAGCGTTGGTCGGCGTGTTGCGGGCGGGCATACCGCCGCCAACAATCTTTGGCTCACGGCTGTTGAGCTTGCTGATGGGTGCGAGGGTTTTGTTCATTTTTTGACTTTCTTTGCCGTCTTGGCAGAATTAATAAAGTCTTGCTTGGTCGGCGCTGCTTTGCTGCCAACTTTGTTCATCTTCTCGCCAGAGCCTGCCTTGATGCGAGCCTGCTTGGCGTTAATGTTTGCGTAAAGTCCGGGTTTTGTAGCCATGATCAGCACTTCCATCGTTTGAGGGCCGCTTTGGCCCGTTCACCATCTTTGGCCTTCGCCGCGACGGCACCCATGCGTGAGCAGAAACTGTCTTTGCGTGCCTGATCAGCCTTGGTCTTGGGGTTTGGGGCTGGCGGCTTCAAGTTAGAACCCGTGGCGGCGTTGTACTTCTCGCGGCCCTTGGCTGTCAAGCCCGCGCCCTTGCTGACGGGTAGCTTCTCGCCCCGTCCAACGCTAAGAGACACACCCTTTTTTGCCATTTACGACCCCATCCAAGATGTCGATGCAGCGCCATTCTGGGCGTTGCGCCGGGTAATTATGCGGTCATTGTACTCTCGATGTGCAACCGGAAACGCAAAGGTCACGGCCAGCGCGTCTGCCGCATCAGGCGATGATAGTCCTCGTGCTCTCATTTCCTTCTTGCCCTCAAGGTAGATGGTTCCCGCCGAGTTCGGCTTCTTCATGGGACCAGTCAGGTCAGTTTTAAGCTGCCTGTCCGCAGAAAGTGACGCTGTTTTCAGCCACTCCCGCATCGCGCCCCACATCTCAGCCCGCTTGTTACCCCACATCACGGGGTTCTTGGCCTTCCAGCCGAAGTTCACACCGCGCACTTTGTACCGCTGCTCGGTCAACCTGTCAAGTATGCCGTATCCGAGGCCACCCTCGTCAATCACGGTCAGCGTGGGCTTGAACTCCTCGATGGCGTCAATCACGTTACCCACGGTGGTCATGGTGTCGTCGCCCTTAAACCTGCGGATCGCTATGATGTCCCGCCCCTGGCGCACCACCATGACCGTGGAGTCCATGCCGCCCCGTGCAGGGTCAACCCCGAGCACGATAGGTGCTGTCATGTCCTTGTGCTTGGGCCGTTTCATGGCGTCATCGACCACCGAGGGCATGATGAACTGGTCATCCCCGCTCTTGGGAAAGTCCCCATATACCTCGACACGGGCCTCGTCCGAGTCCTCGCCGTACTCCGCGATGATCTGCTCGTAGATCGACTTGTCGGTGCCTTCTACCGTGCGGGCGTCGATCTTGCGGCTTGTCCAAAACTGCCGCTTGCCCCCGTCGATGGCCTCGTAGAAATACCCCGTGTTGCGCCGACCGTTGGAGAACGCCAGCCAGTACCGATCCAAGATGTTCTCGGTAAAGAACCCCGCTGCCACGCTCCATATGCTGTCCGGGATACCCGACGCCTCGTCGAAGATCACCATCATGCCGTCCATGTTGTGGACACCGGCATAGGCGTCTGGGTTCTCCTCGCTCCAGAGCTTGCCTTCAGCACCCCAGTACCGGGTGCCTTTCCTCAAGTCACGCTCAACCAGATCAGTCAGCCACGCAGCCGGTGCCAGCTTGGTGGCGCTCGGCTCCCACCAGTGCGCGTTGATGCTCATGGTGGCCCACTTAGTCAACTCACCCCAGGTGACAGTGCGCAACTGTGTCTCGCTGTTGGCTGAGACCACGACAGACGAGCCAATGCGAGTGGACAGCATCCACAGAATCAACCAGCTAACCAGTGCCGATTTCCCTACCCCACGGCCAGAGGACACAGCCGAGCGCAGCGCGTCGATCATCTCATCGGCACTCATGCTGCTGCGGTTGGTGCGAATAAAGTCCGCTATCTCACGAAGCACCTCCCGCTGCCACTTACGCGGCCCCTTAAACCTCTCCAGCGGCGTGTTCTTCTGCCCCCACGGGAACGCAAACAGAACAAACGTCTCCGGGTTGTCGGCAATCTGCGGCGACCACAACTGCGTCATGAGCAGTTGCTCCTCCTCGGGGCTGTACCTGATTCGCTGCATCACTGCTCCAGTTGAGGGGTTACGTCCATCACTTCAGCTTCGACGATCCGCATCTGAGCCTGCTGCAACGCCTCAGTGATCGAGATAGACCCCGCCACCTCGACCTGCTTGACCTCGCCGTAGCGCTTTTTGTTCCACGCGCCCATCAGCCACTTGCGAGTGTCGATCTTGAGCTTGGAGCGCTGCACATCCTCGATGCTGTCCTCGGCATCGGCAATCTCAAGAATCTCGCCTGCAATGAACTCGGTCCTGCTCTCTTGCGCTTCCTTGAACCGCTCATGGCGCATTGGGTCACGCTTGACCCACTTGAGGAAGTCTTCGTAGCTGATCACCCGATAGTCATCTTCGAGAAGGTCACGCAGGCTGCGGCCCCGATAGACCTGCTCAATGACTCGTTCGAACATCTGTTCGTACTGGGTGTGCAGCAACTGCCGCGACTCCACGGGGAGCTTCGGTGGTCTTGGGTCTGGGCACGACAGCCAGCTTGGCAGTTCGATTGGTTGCTCACTGGCGACAGCCGTGCCTACGGGATTAGGGTTGCCTTGTTCCATAGTGCTCGTGAGTCTAGCACGGGGATGTTTAGTTGTGTCAATGGGTGTAGTTGGGTTTATGGAACCCATTGGGTTTCTGATTTTTGAAAAAATTAAAAATGGTTCGCGGTGCCTCCCGGCCCAGCACCCCGGTCGCTCGGCCCTCGCCCGCCCCCGTCGGCGCGGAACCGGGCACCCGGCGGCACCCGGGAACCCGCTGGGCGGCAGCACCCAGCACCCCGGCACCCAGCGGATCAGCACCCAGCACCCCGGCACCCGCTGGGCGGCAGCACCCCGGAACCCGGCATTAATCGGCACCCCGGAATCCGGCAGCACCCGGCGGCACCCCGGCACCTATTGCACCCGCTGGGTGCTGGGTGCCCGCTGGGTTGCTGATCCGCTGATCCGCTGGGTCAGGATCATGCGAGTGTGACAAAGTGCCCTTTCGCGCGGACCCTTGAAAAAGCTCTTTTTTCTGATCGATCACCTTTTCCCCAGAATCAAGCCCCCCAAAATAAAAGGCACAATTGTCACAATGAGGATCAGCAATACCCTCTGGGTTTAGTAGGATATTTGATCCCCGGGCTTGACAAGGCAAACCCGCTGGGTTACATTGTAGTCACTGCACATCGAGTGCAGCACCCTGTAACCCGTAACCTCGAAAGACAATCATGATCAACAAGTCCGAAGCCCGCGAGATCAACAAGCTTACTCAATACCGCGCCCTGGGTGCCGATAAAGGGATGCTTGCCCGCTCACTTTCAGCCCTCATTCGTGCTGCCCGCACCAACAAAAGCGCCGCGTACATTCGCACCGTGGCGCAAGACTGGGGCGTCACCAATCACCCTGAGTTCCTTTGCTGATTCACCCGGCGGGGAGCAATCCCCGCCCCTTGTAACCCGTAACCCTGAAAGCCCGCCATGAGCCGTCATCGTCAACACTGCTTACCCGCAAAGCCTGATCAACCGTCAACCCTTGCAATTTGGGCGGGTGCCGCCTTTGCACTGCTTGCGGTTTGGCTGATCACCGTGTTTCTGTTTTCTCTGTAACCCGTAACCCTGAAAGAACCCCATGACAAAATCCGAAGCCCCCGCAATCCTTTCCGGCCTTGTTGACCGCCTTGCGGAGATCAAAGCGCTTACCGCTGATCTCACCGCCGAGTCAGACACAATCAAGCAATTCCTGATCTCTTCGAACATGCCCGCGATTGACGGAACACTACACCGCGTCACCGTGTCACTGCTTGCGGGCAGGGACCGGATTGATTGGGAAACGATTGCCCGCCGGTTTGAGCCCTCACATCAGCTGATCACCGCTCATACCTCACATGGTGAGCCATACCATGTGGTGCGGGTTTCTGCCCGCAAAGGGGGCAAGTGATGAAATTCCACTTCATTGCTCAGTCAAGCAATCGCAAAACGGGACCAATACCCGTTACCTACAGTCAGCGGGAAACGTGCCCGCAATCTTGCCCGCACTATCGTGCTGATTGCTATGCAGAGGATTTTTATACCCGCCTTGCATGGGACAAGGTGCCTCAGAGGGGCGGGGATTTGATCGATCTCACCCGCTCGATTGCGGCACTGCCGGACAATCAACTATGGCGGCACAATGTGGCCGGTGATCTGCCGGGGGCGGGTGAATCGGTTGACGCGGCAGCACTGGGCGAGATCGTGCGGGCTAACTTAGGCCGCCGGGGGTTTACCTACACACACAAAAAAAGCGCTGATGCTATTCACTGGGCGGGGCACGCTACCCGCTGGGGGTTCACCGTCAACTTATCGGCTGATGATTGCGGGGAGGCTGATCTGCTTGCGGAAACCGGCTTGCCCGTGGTTTGCATTGTGCCGATTGATACACCGGAGAAAACCGAAACCCCGGCAGGCCGGACAATCATTGTTTGCCCCGCCCAGTCAAGGGACGATATCGATTGTGCGTCATGTGGGCTCTGTGCCCGGGCTGACCGCCGCGTGATCATTGGGTTTCGCGCACATGGCACCCGTGCCCGGGTTGCTGACGCGAAAGCCCGCCGGGTGATCCCTATCGTGAGGGGTGCTTGATCATGCCCAAAAAACAAGTCTTTCAAATGGCACGGGCAGGGGGCAAAACTGAGCCCGTGGAATATTACCCGCTCGTTTTCATCCGGGGTTCTGATGCTTGGCGCTTGGCATTGCACCGTGAGCCCGTGCTTGCGGGAAAGGGTGATTGGCAAATATCGGACCCGGTGAGCGGGTACAAGGTTTGCCGGATCACCGCCACTTACAAGGGGGTTCCCGTGTCTTCGCATGATCTGACCGTGGCGCAAGCCCGCGAAGCTGCCCTGATTGATCTCGATTCAATGGTTGACCGCGTGGGGGTTGACCGATTCACCCGGGTTTTGAATGAAGCCCAGAAACCAAAACCATTGAAAGGATAACCATGATCACCGACGAACAAGAGCGGGCAGCTTATGCCCGGGGGGATCTGATCACCGCCGCACTGCTTGCCCGGGTTGCTGACCTACAAGCGGCATTGGGGCGGGCTACCGCTGAAATTGATATCCTGACGGATGAACTTTACGCGGCCCGTCAAGAGCAAGCATACGGGGATGAATTATGAACCGCAAAAAACTGCAAGACTTTATCCGCTCAAACGGGTATGCATGGCCCGGGGGCTACCCTTGCGCCCTTGCAATGGAAGACGGGGAAGTGATTGACGCTCAGTCAGCCCGGGAAAATTATCGGCTGATCCGCCGGGAAACCGGCAGGGATTGGACTCCGGTGAATGTCTTCATTCATTGGGAGGGTGAGCCCTTGTATTGTGCCCACAGTGGCCGGGAAATCCCCAGCGCATACGGGGGCAGTGATTGACTACCGTTGCCCTGATCGTAGCCCTTGTAGGGGGCGTGATCCGGCTGATCCTGATCATTCTTTCCCTGATCTTTCGAAAGTAACCCCCGCCCCCGGATCACCCCGGGGGCTTTTTGTTGGACCGTTCACCATGACTCAAATTAAATTCACCGCTGATCTGCTTGCCCTGATGTCCCGCCGGGGGCTTTGCGAAGCCCGGGCAGCTGACCTACTGGGGGTGCCGCTCTTCACCCTTCGAAAGTGGACCGCCGCCCAGCGGGCACCCAGCGCCGCCGCCGTGCGGCTGCTCGAGGTGCTGGGGCTGCTCGAGGCGCTTGCACCCGCGCTGCTCGAGGTGCTCGAGCCCGCGCCCTTGACCGCGCCGCCGCCACGCAAGCGGGGGAGGACCGCGCAGGAGGTCTGACTAAAGGATCGAACTAAAGGATCGAACTAACCGTTGGGCCGACTAAAGCATCGAACTAAAGGATCGAACTAACCGTCAGGCCAATTAATCCATCGTCTCGGGGTCATACCCCTTGACGAACTTGCGCTCTTTGCCCTGCGCCGTGGCGTAGCGGTAAATGTAGTCCGCGTGCCGCTGCTTGGCCTTGACCACCTTTTCGCGGTACTCTCGGAACATGCCAGCGATAGACGGGTTGATGGCCCAGACCACCTGATGCTTGTTCATCTTCTCGTCAATCTGTAAGACCCAGCCAGCTTTCTCCAGTGTGTGCATGGCGTCCAGCACCATCTGGTCTTTCTGCCACTCGTTTTTACCCTCAAGCTGCCGCCGTGCTGACCTCTTGAGACTTCGCAGGTCTACGGTTTGGGTGTCGCTGCTCACCTGAATGATGTAGTCGGTCATCCACTGGTCGAACGAGTCGTCGAGCACCCCCGCAAGCTCGCCCAGAGCGTAGCGGAAGGCGGGGATGATATACCCCCGCACAATGTGGACAACACGGTTCACGAGGTCAACGTCCACGTAAGGGGAGAACGGGGACTCCATGAGGTGCATGATGAGGATCAAACGGCCCGCAGTGCCTTCGAGCTTGCCGAAGGCTGTCATGTACTCACTCGACGCATTGAGCAGCCTCTCGTCACGTTTGGCCCCCTCGTACCATGATTGGAACTCCCTGTAAGCCTCGTATGCCTGGGGGGACATCCTGTACGTCTGTGGGGGCAGCGCGTACACCAGCCGCAGCGTGTTCTCCCACGCCTGGGCGCTCGTCATGTACTCGGGCACGGGGTTGCCCAGCTTGGTCTTGTTCCCGCGCAGGATAGCGGGTATAAACCTCTGTAACAGGCCATCCGCTGCGAGAGAGGCGAGGTTTTGTTTAAAAACCTGGGGCTGGATGTTTCCGTAAATCGATACGGCGAGGTTCTCGCAGTGGATGGCCCCGGCCCCCACGCGATCCATCTCGTAGTGCTCTGACTCATACGAGACGACCCACGCTGACCTGTCCTCCCCGCTGGTCTTGTCTGTCAACTTCCTGATCCATGAGTTCATCTCGTCGAGGTAGCACAGCAGCCCCCGTGGGCGCTCGGCTGCTGATCGCACGAGTTTCTGGCTGGTGATGTCGGAGACGGTGATCTTCAGCGGCACGGGCTGTGGGGGCATCTCGGGCACTGCTGGAGCTTGCGCCCCGAGGAGGGCCTCGGGGGAGGCTGAGAACGCGAGGAAGTTCTTTTTAGCGCTGGCGTAAGCTGCCTCTTTGCCCTCCCAGTCCAGCAGTTCTTTCTGATATCGTGGCCTGTCCTCTGCCTCGATGTCCTTGATCGCGGTCAGCATGGGCCGACTGCCGGGTGACTTCTTGTCCGCTGGATCGCCGAGGGTCATCAGCCACAGCACCGGGGGCACCTTGAACCCCGGCATCAGTTCGAGCCTGATGCGGGCATCAACAACCCCGCAGACAGCGCTCAATCCAGCGAACAAAGGGACCAAAGGGTCACAGCCCACGCTTTCTGCTATCTCGTTGGCACGGGTCTGCAAGATCGAGGGCCACAGCGTCATGTCCATCTCGGGAGGTGGTGGCCGCAGCCCCTGCGTGACATCGACCGGGGCCATCGGTGGGGTATCAACTTTGCTGAACAGTGCAGCCGCGTCAGGCGTGGGTCTGGTCCAGCCGTGCTGCTTGGCAATGTGGAACAAGGTGCCTAGCTTGACCGCTGTGGCCTTGTCGTTGCGGAAGCTCGCCCACTGGGTCACGATACCGCGCTCGCCTGGGTACTTGGCCGGTGACTGGGCTGACCACTCGTTCCACAGTTGCAGCGCCTGCTCGGGCTGCTCGGTCTGGGTGCCCGCCCAGTGGAGCGCCATGCCCACGTTGACCCACTCCTCGCGGGCGCAGTCGGCAGGGATGGCCTCAAGCGCCTGCCTGATCTCCTCCCACGAGGCGTCAACCTGCTCACCCGTGGCGATGGTGCGCTCCTTGTCCTGACCGAGAAGCTCCTGCCAGATGTCAAGCAGCACCTGGGGGATCACCGGCAGGCGTGTCCAGTGCCCGAGCCCCGCCCAGTGATAGGGCTGGCGGGTGTCTGGGTGGATCGACGGGGGCAGTACGTCCTGCACCGTGAGGCCGTTGGCCGTGGCGCAGCGTAGCTCGTAGGCTGTCGAGGCGTTGACAATGATCTTCTTGCTCGGCAGCGCGAGGCCGAAGGGCATCCGGTACAGCAGTTTGCCGTGGCCTGGGCGACCGCTATTGATGATCACCGCATCGGGGGCAGCGTAGAGTGCATCGAGGTCGATCCCCTGGGCCACCGTGGCGTCCCAGTTGTCAATGTCAAAGGCCATCGTGCCGCTGTACGCATGGGCCAGACCGATGCCGTAGCCGTGCATCAACTCGGTCTGATCTTTAAGACACTTCTCGCGCTTGTTCCAGCCCACGGCAGCGGCACCTGTTGGCCCCTTGGTGCCCGGTGGGATGGGCACGAGTGACCAGCCGTGTCTGATGTACGCATCAACTGATGCTGGGTGTTGTTGCACAGATTGAACCGCTGTCATACACTGCCCTCGTTGGTGATTGCAGTTGCCGACGCTCCTCTGACCTTGATTTGACCGCCTCGGCTAACCCCCGAGGCGTTTTTTTTGGTGCTCATGATTTCCTGCTCAAAATATTTTTA